GGGAGCAGTCGGAGCTCAGGGCGTTACCGGTGCTCAAGGTATTCAAGGTGTCGTTGGAGCACAAGGCACGGTTGGTGCAACCGGTACTCAAGGTGCCGTCGGCGCACAAGGTACAGTTGGTAGCACTGGTACACAGGGAACCACTGGAGCTCAAGGCGTAGCTGGCGCACAAGGCACGGTTGGAACACAAGGCGTTACGGGCGCACAAGGAACGCAAGGCGTGCAAGGCCGCCAAGGCACAACTGGAGATAAAGGCGGAGTACCATACGTCTTTAGTACAACAACAACTGATTCAGATCCAGGAACCGGGGTAATTAGATTTAATAACTCAACAATTGGTTCTGTAACTCAAATATTTATTGACAATTTAGATGGTCAAACTATATCACAAACTGGTTGGTATGATACATGGGATGATTCAACATCTACCGTTAAAGGTTATTTAACAATACAAGAAAGAACCGGCGGTGCTTTTGAAAAAAATATATGGGCAATATCTGCAATTACCGTTGCATCTGGATATTATAAAATTTCAGTATCATATGTATCAGGTACATTAAATACCAATGGTGATTTATTAGCCGTTTCATTTTCTAGAACAGGAGATAAAGGAACCCAAGGAACCCAAGGGATCACCGGAACGCAGGGAACCACTGGCGCACAAGGCACAACTGGAGCACAAGGTACAACGGGAGCACAAGGAACTGCTGGCACAAATGGTACCCAGGGAACGACCGGAGCACAAGGTAGCACTGGTACACAAGGCACCACCGGTGCTCAAGGTACAGTTGGTTCTCAGGGAACCACTGGAACAGGTACGCAAGGTACTACGGGTGCACAAGGTACGATTGGAGCTCAAGGCGCTGTTGGCGCTCAAGGCACAACTGGAGCACAAGGTACCACTGGCGCACAAGGTATCACCGGCGCCCAAGGAACCACCGGTGCCCAAGGTACAACTGGAGCACAAGGTACAACAGGTACGCAAGGTGTCACTGGTGCTCAGGGAACTACTGGAACGGGTACGCAAGGAACAACCGGTGCTCAAGGCGCAACAGGCGCACAGGGAACGACGGGAACGGGTACACAGGGAATCCAGGGTATAACAGGTACTGGTGCACAGGGTACTACGGGAGCACAAGGTATTCAAGGTATATCCGGAGGCGGCGTATCTGGTACAACTAATTATGTAGCTAAATTTACAAGCGGAACGACAATTGGTGACAGTTATATATATGACAACGGGTCTGGCCAGATAGGTATTGGCACTGGTAGTCCAGGCACAACATTAGATGTAAACGGAAATGTTAGTGTTGCTACTGATTTGATTCTTCCAGGAGGATCAGGTTATTATTTACAATTGCGTAACGGTACTGGAATAACCGCTGAAAATTCCGGAACAAATCAAATATTTGCATTTACGCCAGACGCTCCTACTACAATGTGGATGGGTGCTAATAAATCACAAGTAACGCCAACTATTCAAGCAGGTTATACACAATTAATAACTCAAGATTCAACATTCCAAACAGATTATGTAAACGCGCCATCTGCAGCAGGAACCATTTTTACGAGATCTACATCAGGAGAAGCATTTAATGTTGGTCAATTGTTATTTTTAAGTTCATCAAATAAATGGTTTTTAGCTGATGCAGATGCACAAGCAACTGCAACGCCATTACTAGGTGTAGCATTAACAACAGTCGGCGACGCTGATGAACAAGCAGCAGTACTAATAGAAGGTTATTATAGTACAGATACATATCACGATCAAATTGCAACACCTGCCACACCAGGATTACCATTATATGTTAGTACTACTGCAGGTAATGTTACAGAAACTGCCCCAACTGGTACTGGTGATATTGTTCGTTTAATAGGACATAATTTATATGGCGCAACCGGCCGGGCTTCTGTAGCAGTAATCAAATTTAATCCAGATAATACTTGGGTAGAATTATAATATGACACAAAATCAACAATTGATTTTTAAGCAAGATTATATTGCGTTAAAAAATCATCCTGACAAATTTGTTATGATGTCATGGGAAACAGATCTCATGAAATTGCATGCTCAACATGTAACACATAATCATGGAGATGTATTAGAGATTGGTTTTGGAATGGGTATATCTGCACAATTCATACAAGACTTTGGCTGTGCAACACATACAATTGTAGAAAGTCATCCGGATATTTTACAAAAATTACAAGAATGGGCTAAAGATAAACCTAATGTAATAATTATCCATGGTGATTGGTTTGAATTACAAGATATCATATGTCAAAAACAATATGATGGAATTTTTTATGATGCTGATTGTAATAGATCTCCATTTTTTAGAGAAAAAATTGTAAATCATTCATTAAAACAAAACGGAGTATTTACTTATTTTGCCCCCAATGGAACAGACAAATATCATTACGGCGCTGCTTTACAAAAAGATTTTATAGACATACAAGTAAATATTCCAAAAAATAAATATCATAATGAATCTAGATGTGCTTGTCCGTATGTGATTAAAATATAATATAATAATATTTATATAAAAAAGTAATGATATGAAAATAAGTGGTGTAGACATACGCGGAGGAATTCATATACCAATTGCTCCCGTATCAGGAAGAGTTTATAGTCTTAAACTTAATGGTATTTCTTTAAATACAAGTATTACCGCAACCAATGGAATGAGATTATTACCATTTTTACCACAAAACACAATAACCTCTAGTTTACTTTCAATTAACGTAACAATCGCAAGTGCAAGCTCTCTTTTAAAAATATTAGTATTCAGTAATGTAGGGGGGGCTCCATCCGAAAAATTATATGAATCTTCACAATTAAATTGTAGCACAACTGGTATTAAATCTGCAAATGCAAGTTTAACATTTACCGCGGGCACAACATATTGGATGGGAATCATTGCTAACCAATCAGGCCCAACGCTTTCAGCTTACCCAACTGGTACTGTAATTCCTATAGCAGAATCAGCAGTAGCAGGAACTTCACTATGGTTTTTGGGTGCAACAGCATATAGTTTTAACAGCATCCCTTCTACTGTTACTTCAAGTGATTTTAACCCACTTAGTGCTAATGCTCCTGCCGTCTTTATAACAGCAGCTTAATTAAATAAAATAACATATGGCACAAATTAGACACGAAATATATGATGAAAACGGGCTCGTAAACGTTGAGTTTATTGAGGTAGCTGATCCTACAACGGAAGAACTTATAGCTCAAAAACAAGAACAACTTTTACAAATATATGCTGAAATTCAACAACTCCAGTCTGGTAGTTTATAATTTGGTTATTTGAAATTAATTTCTTATAATAAGTTATATGAATTCAAACTTTGTTAATACTGTTGTATCTAATGGCGGTACATTACATCCTATTACAATTCCTGCAGATTTAACTGGTGGCACTGGTTTAATGAACCCATCTATATATAATGATAATGGCAAACTCATAATGAATCTTCGTCATGTAAATTATACATTATATCATTCAGAAGGCAATCAGCTTTTTATTAATAGATGGGGGCCATTAGCATATCTTCATCCGGAAGATGATCAACACTTACGAACTACAAATTGGTTTTGTGAATTAAATTCAGATTTAACTGTAACATCATTTTCAAAAATTGATACATCTCGTTTTGACAAAACACCATTATGGGAGTTTGTTGGATTAGAAGATGGCCGATTGGTTCGATGGAACGATACATTATATTTAGTAGGAGTTCGCAGAGACACTACAACTCATGGCGAAGGCCGCATGGAAATATCTGAGCTTAAAATCAAAGATGGTCAAGTAACGGAAATTAAACGCAGTCGAATTAAACATCCATATGATCAAACATCTTATTGTGAAAAAAATTGGATGGTTGTAACGGATATGCCAATGCACATGGCAAAATGGACTAATCCAACCGAAGTAGTAGAAGCAAACCCAGATACATTAGAATGTTGGCAACGAATTCTTAAACCAGGTACAGGTGAACATCAGGATATGCGAGGCAGTTCGCAAATCATTCCATATAAAGGAAAACACATTTGCATAATTCATGAAGTTGATTTATTCAAAAACAAATTAGAACAAAAAGATGGTAAATATACACATCGCTTTGTTGTATGGGATACGGATTGGAATATTGAGCATATTTCACAACCATTTAGTTTCATGGATGGAGAGATTGAATTTTGTTGCGGTTTAACAGAATATAGTGACGACTTATTAATATCATTCGGATTTCAAGATAATGCAGCATATGTTCTTAAAATGCCACAAACATTTTTTGATGAATTCATCAAACGAGAAAAACATTATAAAACTTTTGATTGGGGAGAAATAGCTGAAAATGCATGGTTCCAAGAAACAGTACAAGAAGAAATTTTTATTCGAGAAGATTATACACAAAAATTTCCCGTTGAAAAAGGTGACATCGTTTTAGATATTGGAGCATCAGCTGGACCATTTACATTTTCAATTCTAGATAAACAACCTCAACATGTTTATTGTTTTGAACCAAAACGTTCTTTGTTTGAAACAATGACTAAAAATATTGGACATCATCCAAATATTACTTTAATTAATAAAGGTATACTTGATGTAGATGGAGAAACTGAATTTAAAGGTCTTTATTTTTCGGATGTAAAAGAAACTCATGGTAGGATTGCTATTGCTGATGCAATTACATTTGCAACATTTTTGCAACAGTATGATATAACGCAAATTGATTTCATGAAAATTGATTGTGAAGGCGGAGAATATGATATCTTTACAGCAGAACGATTATCTTGGATCAAACAAAATGTAAAAAAGATTGTAGGCGAATGGCATTTGTCTACTCCGGAATTAAAAGAAAAATTTCGACAATTTCGAGATACATATTTAAAAGAATTTCATACATTTGATGTTTATTCATGGGATGGTGTAGATATTAAATGGGACTTGTGGAATGATCATTTTATTGAATACTACAATGAAATTACATTGTATATTGACAATCGTAGATCAGAGAAAAAAGAATATTGGCGTCTAACTCCATGGCCAACTTTAGAATTTACAACATCTATACCGCCAAAAGGTTGTGTTATTGATTGTGCTTTTTGTCCGCAAAGAACTTTGCTCAATGTTTATGATTCAGATAAAACGATGACATTTGAAAACTTTAAACAAGTAATTGATAAATTACCAAAAGAAGTTCGTGTTACATTTTCTGGATTTACTGAACCATGGTTAAACAAACGATGCACGGATATGTTGTTATATGCATATAACCAAGGTCATCCAGTATCAGCATTTACCACAGGCGTTGGTATGACTGTTCAAGATGTTGAACGCATTAAACATGTTAAATTTGCAGAAGGTCCAAACGGAGGTTTATGTTTGCATATTCCAGATCAAGAACGAATTGCAAAACATCCAATCACGCCTCGTTTGATTGAAGTATTTGAACGCTTCAAAGAGTTGGAAAATGAAATCTCTGGTATGTATGTAATGTCTATGGGTGAAGTTCACGATCGTGTTAAACATTTATGGTCTGAAGTACATGTTCCAACATTTTGGTCAAGAGCAGGCAATTTATTAGGCGAAGCTATCATTAAACCAGAATTAGAAAAATACAAAGATCGTTTTCAACACATGGATCATGGTGACAAAGCAATGACTTGCGGATGCATTGAAGATTTATATCACAACGTAGTTTTACCAAATGGAGATGTTTCATTGTGTTGTATGGATTATGGATTAAAACATATAACGGGTAATATTTATGAACAAGCATATGAAGATGTAATTCCACAACCATTGCAATGTTTTGCATTATGTCAAGGTTGCGAAAATGCAGTTACTCCAGAAAGTAAAATGTCATGATACAATATTGGTTACAAAAATACATAAAAACACCTAAAGATCAAAATATTAATTTTAATTTAGGTTGGCAGTATGAACTTATCGGCCAATCAGCATCAGCTTGTAGTTTTTATTTAAGAAGCATCGAACATGGTTATGATGACGTGTTAAGATATGAAGCAATGTTGAGAATGGCGTTGTGTTTTGAGCGTCAAGGAAATCGTATATTTACAATCAAAGGACTTTTGCTACGAGCAATTTCATTGCAACCAACCCGGCCTGAAGCATATTTTCTATTAGCTCGAATTTACGAACGTAGCAAAGATTGGCAAGAATCTTATACAATGTCAATACTTGGTCAACGTTTAGAAACAAATTTCACTCCGTTACGAACCGATGTTGAATATCCAGGTCCATTAGGATTTAAATTTGAACAAGCCGTAACTGCATGGTGGATTGGATTATGGGATCAATCTCGTTCTTTATTTAAAGAATTAGAACATGAAGATATGCCAGATATTTATAAAACGGCTATACAAAACAATTTAAATACATTAAAAACAAAATAAAGGAAAAAATGACTAGAAAATTAGACAAAGAACATTTAGATGCAATTCAAAAACTTCAATCAGAATTTGCACAAAATGCAAATGCATTGGGTAGTATTTCATTAGAACAAATTGCAATTCAACGACGTTTAGATTATTTAAATTCAGAACAACAACGAGTTTATTCTGATTTTGAAGCACTGCGTCAACAAGAACAAGAATTACTTGACAAGATGCGTGAACGTTACGGTGACGGACAAATTAATATTGCCGATAGTACATTTACTCCAGATTCTGGTTTGACTCAATGATCTTATATTTATATAAAAAATCATAGGAGATTATAATGGCAGAAAGAATAGTTTCGCCAGGCGTATTTACGAATGAAGTAGATCAATCATTTATCGCCGGTGGAGTCGCACAAATTGGTGCAGCTATTGTAGGACCAACCGTAAAAGGTCCTGCATTAGTTCCCACACAAATTACTAGTTTTTCACAATTTCAGCAAATATTCGGAACAACTACAACAGATTCATATGTTCCGTATGTAGTTCAAGATTATTTAGCAAAAGGTGGTAATGTAATTACAGTAACACGTTTATTATATGAAGATGGATATTATTTAACAAATGGTGCTTTAGCAATCATTGCAAAATCAGGATCTGGTGCAGGTGCGGTTCAAACTGTAACACACGTATTACATCCAACAAGACCAGTAACTACAGAAGGGGCAACAGGGCCATTATTTGAAGATTCTGTATTATTAGATGGCGGGTCTGGATCATTTGCATTGAAAATTTCAGGTTCATTTGCAGCCGGACTAGATACAGCAATTGGATTTGATGGAAACTTTTTAGTTGCAGAAGGCACGGCAATTTCAGCATCAATTGTTTCAACAAGCAATCAATATGTACCAAAAGTATTTAATAGAAAAGCAAATTCAACAAATTATCCAGTATATGTTCAATATGAGAACATCAATGCATCAAGTTTATTTGCAAACTTAGGCGATGTTACCATGGAATTAGCAATACTTTCAAATTATGAATTTTTGCAAGACTATGCAACAGCTGCAACACCATGGATTACTTCACAAAAAATTGGTTCAACCGTAAAAAACTTGTTTAAATTCCATACTTTATCTCATGGTAATTTAGTTAACTATGATGTTAAGATTGGTATTCGCGATGTGAAATTAGGTTTAGAAACACCTGATCCAAATGGATATGGTTCATTTACCGTTGAAATTCGACGAGTGAATACATCAACACCTCAACCAGGTTTAGTAAATGCAGTAGACTCAGCACAAGATACTGACGGTGCACCTGAAATTGTAGAAACATTTTTAAATGTTAATCTGAATCCATCTTCTCCAAATTATATTGCAAGAAGAATTGGTACACGTTATCAAACAATTAATAATTCAAACCAATTGATTATCAGCGGCGATTATGCAAATAATTCAGCATATGTACGAGTTGACGTAGATCAATCAGTAGAAGATGCATTAATTGATCCATCATTAGTACCATTTGGATTCCGTGCATTGAATTCTCCAATACCAATGGCTTCGGGTTCATTGAATTTACGTCCAGCATCATATGCAACTTCACAAGTTATTTCGGGACAATACAATCCATTTAACTATTTAGGATTTAATTTTACCGTACAAAACAATTTAAATTATTTAGCTCCACTTCCATCATCGGGTTCAAATACCGGTAGCAATTCAGATTTCTACTTAGGAGATGTATCACAAGATGCCGAAGTTAATTTCCCTGCAGGAACTGCATATTCAGGTTCATTGCAATCTGCATTAGTAGCTGGTACGTTTACTACAAATGTTGCTGTTGCAACTCGTAAATTTATTCTTCCATTCCAAGGTGGATTTGATGGTGCTAAACCTAACTTGAAAAAATATTCAGGTGCTAATATTAATGAAACAAATACATTTGGATTTAATTGTTCTTCAGGAACATCTACCGGTACTGTTGCATATAATAAAGCATTTACATTGTTAAGCAATACTGACTATTATGATATGAATTTGCTTGTAATACCGGGTATCATAGATAGTTTGCATCCTAATGTAACTGGATTAGCAAGAACATTGTGTGAAACTCGTCAAGACACATTCTTTGTAATGGACACGAACCGTTTAACGGATTCAATTCCAACAGTTGTTAATCAAGTAACATCATTAGATAGCAATTATACCGCAGCTTATTGGCCATGGTTAAAAATTAATGGTGCTAACAATACGCCAACCTGGGTGCCGCCTTCAACATTGATCCCGGGAGTATTAGCATTCAATGATACAAATCAAGCACCATGGTATGCACCAGCTGGTTTGAATCGTGGTTTGATTACAGCAACTGATACATATATTAAATTATCACAAGCTAATCGTGATACTTTATATGATGCACGTATTAACCCTATTGCGAACTTCTTAAATGATGGCATAGTTGTTTTTGGTCAAAAGACATTACAAGCTCGACCAAGTGCATTAGACCGCGTAAATGTGCGTCGTTTATTGATTGCAGTTAAGAAATTTATTGCATCATCAACACGTTATTTAGTATTCGAACAAAATACATCTGCAACACGCAATCGTTTCTTAAGCATTGTTAATCCATATATGGAACAAGTAAGAGCAAATCAAGGTTTATATGCATTCCGAGTTGTTATGGATCAAACAAATAATACACCGGATTTAATTGACCAAAATATTTTATATGGTCAAATATTCCTTCAGCCAACCCGTACGGCAGAGTTTATTATTTTAGATTTCAATATTCAACCAACAGGGGCAACATTCCCAGGTCAATAGTTTTAAACATGTTTATAGAAAAGGCAGGGTTCGCTCTGCCTTTTTTTACATTCGCGATATTTATATTAAAAATAGGAAGTAAAATGGCATTGATAGATCAAGCAAACCCCAATTTGTCGCTTGTCGATGGCGTTGATATGTTTAACAAAGCATATTCATGGGAGCCAAAAAGACAGCATCAGTTTATTTTAGTAATGAATGATATACCATCATATTTGATTAAAGCATCTGGAAAGCCGACAATTACCAATACTGCAGTTGAATTAGATATGATTAACGTTAAACGTTATGTTGCTGGTAAACATGCATGGGATACAATTACTATGACATTGTATGATGCAATTGTTCCGAGTGGCGCACAAGCTGTTATGGAATGGGTGCGTTTACATCATGAATCTGCAACAGGACGCGATGGTTATTCATCATTTTATAAAAAAGAAATTCGTTTACATCAACTTTCTCCATTAGGTGAAGTAATTGAAGAATGGGTCTTGAATGGTGCATTTATTACTAGTGCTGGGTTTGGAACATATGATTGGACAAGTGATGCAGTACAAGAAATTGAAATTACCGTTCAATATGATTGGGCATTCTTGAATTTCTAATTCAAATAAATAAATTAATAAAGCCCCTTAAATTGGGGCTTTTTTTTATGTTCGCACATATTTATAATAAAGGTTATAAGGAACATATGAGTACACATACTAGCAAAGTTGATCCGAATATTATTGAATTAGCAAAACAACGTTATGAATCTGCACAACGAAGCAAATTACCTAGCATTATTGTTTCATTAGCAAGCGGCGGCAAAATTTATCCAGCATCATCACCGTTACGTAGCGGACAAATTGAAATGCGTTATATGACTGCATATGATGAAGATATTTTAACTAATGCATCATATATTAAAAATGGCGTAGTTTTTGATAAATTATTAGAATCACTTATTATTACCGAAGGTGTTGATGTTCGAGAAATTTCGACATTTGATAAAAATGGATTGATTATATATTCTAGAATATTATCATATGGTTCAGAATATCCCGTACAAATCAAAGATCCAGATACTGGTACTGTGCTTGATCGAGTTATTGATTTAAAAACTATAGGATTCAAATCTTTTGATCTAAAATCAGATGAAAATGGAGAATTTAGTTATGATATAAATGGCATATCGATTAAATTTGTATATAATACCAAAATTGATTTGTTAAATTCTACCGTATCACAAATGCTTACTTCAGTAATTAAACAAGTAAGAGAATCAAGATCTGCTGCAGATATTGAACATTTTATTCGTTATGAATTTTTAGCTAAAGATTCGCGAGACTTTCGTTTATTCTTTTTAGAAAATGCCCCGGGGTTGAATCTAAATTACGAATTTGAAGGTGAAAATGGAGGCACCTTCACCGCCGGGTTTCAATTTGGAGCAGACCTTTTTTGGTTTTAAACCAGAAGATCGAGTTTTACTTCACGACAATTTATTTAACATGATATGGCACGGCGAAGGTCGATGGGACTGGGATACATTATATAATATGCCTATATTTCTTCGCAAACGATGGATGAAACATATTATTCGAATTCTAGAAGAGCGAACAGAATATCAAAATAAAATTGCAGAATCTAGAAAAAATAAAAAACAAAAATCCAAAGCTGTTGCTACGCCTCCTAGACAACCCAAATTTTAATAAGTAAATATTTATATAAAAAATAAGTACTTATGACTCAGCAACAATTCATACGAAGATTAAAACAACAGCCTAAACATGGCATGGCACAACCGTCATGGACAGAATTTTTTGAAGGGTTAATTAAGTCAGCTAGTGATTTACCGGGAGCATTGATTGATTTATCTAAAGTTATTACCGAACAAACTGTAATAGCTGTTCGAAGTTTAACTGGCGAAAATGAACAATTGGCAGTAGGATTTAGTCAAACCTTTGCCATGGCACAAAAAGCTCAAGCTGCCGTCTTAGATTTAGCAAAAGCAGCAACATTTTATGAATCTAGCATAAAAAATACATCGAAGTCAATGGGTATTGGCTTTAATGCTAGTTTAAAAATGACAAAACAATTTATTGATTTATCAAAAACAATGTCAGGCGCAAGTCTTAATACTAAAATGACTGCTGAACAGTTCGGTAAATATGCTGGTATTATTAAAAATGTAGTTCCCGGATTAGATCAATTAAATATAAAAAATACAAAATATTATGCAGGTTTACAACAAACAAATTTAGTATTAGATCAATTTATGGGATTATCTGCAGAACAAGCTAGCGCATTTACTCAATATGCCGGCAGTACCGCAGCCAATTCGGCACAACAATTAAAATTTATTAATGATGTATCTCAAATATTAGGAGATGATGCCGAAGGAACTTTGGGTTATACAAGAATGATAGCAGAGGGTATTGCAGAAGCTGGTGCAGATATTCAATTACAATACGGACGATTACCTGGGTCTTTAGAAGTTGCAACAATAAAAGCATCTCGTTTAGGTATGAAATTAGAAGATTTAGCAGGCGCTGGCGAATCGTTATTAGATATTGAAAGTAGTATTGGCAAAGAATTAGAATATCAACTTTTAACAGGTCGACAATTAACAGATAATCAAGGAAACAGTTTAACTAATTTATATCGAGAAGCAACGCTTCGAGGTAATGCAAGTGACCAAGCTGATATTTTAGCTGATATTATAGAAAAAGAAGGTGCCACTTTAGAAAATAATTTGTTTGCAAGAAAACAAATGGCTGACTTATTAGGTATTCAAGAACAACAATTAGCTAGTGCTATACAAAAACAAAAGATTTTTGAAAAAGCTGGCGAAAAGCTTGGCATAACTGTAGATATTGATGATGATGCATCAATATTAAATGCCGCAAAAGCTCTAAGAGACTCAAATGAATTAAACCAAAAAGAATTAGACGAACTAGCTAACTCATTAGATCAGCGCGGCACTGAAGATTTATTAAAACAACAGTTAGCAAATTCAAATGAACAGCTAATTATGCAAAAATTGCAGTTTTCTCAAAATTCAACAGATGCAATGAGACAAAGTTTTTCATTAGCTCTTCAGGGAATGACTGACGCGCAACAACAAATGGATACGGAACAACTAAAAGCTATTGGTAGTGCGATAATAAACACAACCACTGTCGGCGGATTAGCACAGACACTTCAAGGTATGCTTGAAGCCGGCACAATTGTAACGCAGCCAACGGTTGGTGGCGGAATATCAACTGAAAATGACCTTATTGCAACGCCAACTGGCTATGGAGATCGCATATTACTTGCTGGCGAAGATACATTTGCATTAAATAACGATGATACCGTTATAGCAGGAACCAATCTATTTCCAAAACAATCTTCTGGCAATAGTAGTTTAACTTCAAAGATAGATGAATTAATTGCAGAAATAAGAACACAGACACGAGTATTATCAAAACGAGATAATACATTTGGTGCTGGTATAAACAGTGCATATTACGGATAGGAAACAATATGAGTAATCCAACAATAGGAGCAGGACAACAATTTACAGCGCCATATGATATATTACCTAATTTAATATATACTAATCCTACATCGAAAAATTCATCACAATTTTTAAATAATTTTAATATAAACACTACTCAAGAAAATCTTATTTCTAACAGTTTATCTATATATAATCCGACAATTGCTGGTAATATAACACAAACAACATTTAATATAAACACTACTCAAGAAAATCTTATTTCTAACAGTTTATCTATATATAATCCGACGATTAGTTCTCAACAATTTACATCTTTTAATGTTACTAGTATTAATCCTGGTAGTATCGGCCTTGCATCACAATTATTATTAGATAATCCAACGTTTAATAACAATACCCAATTTGAATTTCCATATAATATAGACACTACTCAAGAAAATAATATTTTACAAAATATATCTATATACAATCCAACGTTTAATAACAATACCCAATTTGAATTTCCATATAATATAGACACTACTCAAGAAAATAATATTTTACAAAATATATCTATATACAATCCAACGTTTAATAATACCCAATTTGGTAGTACATATACATCAGCACCTGGATATACAGGTAACCCATTCAACGCCATTCCGGATAAAGTTCTTGGTATTGGATATTCTTTAGATTCAGCTAGAGCTGCATTTAATGTAACTGGTAGTTTCACTAATTTAACAAATGCACAATTTTTAAGAAACAGTTTTGGATATGCAAGTAGCATAGCCGCAGGTGCATTAGGATTTCCACAAATCGGACAAAGT